AGGGTGCAGTCGTGACCGATAAATACGATCAGTTTATTAAAAACGGCGTCCGCGAATACCTCCCTGAAGCATTTGATTGGCGCATCATCAAGGCTCAATTTTTCCAAGAATCAAGATTTAAAGCCAATGCCGTGTCCCCTGTTGGCGCTCGCGGCATTGCCCAGATTATGCCCAACACGTGGGATAGGTGGGCGCTCCCCGCCTATAAAGATCCTTTTGATCCTGAGCAATCAATTATGACCGGGTGTCGATACATGGCGCATTTGTACGGGCAATGGAAGTGGCCTAGACCAGAAATTGATAGAGTGTGCTTAACGCTTGCGTCTTATAATGCGGGGCTTGGACATATACTGAAGGCTCAGAAGTTGGCTAATGATTCAAACCTCTATGCTCCGGTTGTTGCCAAGCTGCCAGATGTGACCGGCAAACATTCTGCCGAGACAATTGATTACGTCAAAAAAATACTTGGCTATTGGTGCAAGGAGATAACCGATGATGCAAATGCCACACTACGAAATATTTAAAAACAACGGCAAAAGATTGGCGCGCCTGTTACTGGATAAAACATATCAAACACCCGTTACTGGGCATCAAGTGCATTTTGACAACGGGTTTTTCTGCTGTGATTTAATGCCAGACGGTGTGCTGACGATTTATGCCATGTCTGAGTGGGATCTCGGAACAATGGCAATTGACGATCCCGCGATGGTCTATGCGTCACTGCCTCATGATGCAGGGTGCCACATGACAGATGCGGGGGTTTTGCCGTGGTCATGCCGTATGCAATTTGATAAATACCTTTGGACATGCCTCTCACAAGCTGGTGCAAAAGTGTCTCGTTTTTGGAGGACTCCTGCCGTGATGCTAAACTCTCAAACGATTGCAAGATGGAGGAGAAAGAAATGAGGCTCATAACAATTGCCTGCCTGATACTACTTACCAGTTGTGCCTCCAGTGGCGCTCCAAAGGGCGCCGTTGCCGGCTGCGGTGAGTTTTCGGCTATAGGCACATTCACGAAAACAGAAGCGCGTGGCAAGGCTCTGTGGCTGTCAGACGGCGATCTGGCTGCTAGGCTCACGGTTGATGATATTATCAAGTTATCTGAGTCATTGGGCTGTCATCAATAAGTTTGTCCAGCATCCCTTGTACTTCCCGCTTCGCTTTCTCATGCTTTTGTTCGGGCGATAAATCCGCATCGCAGCACAGGAACATAACGGCTCCATCTCCGTGCCTGGCGTAACACAGAACGCTCCCTGATGGGTAAGTTGTGAATTTCATCGCGGCACCTTTTTCGTAAAAATTAAATTGTCGTCGTTGTAAAACCCAGCAGGCCAATTATTTGTTGCGTCGATGGGAGTTGATTCCCCGGTCTTACGCACGTCGATCTTGCCGCCCGATCTTAAGTACTTTTTGATGTCGTCCTCAAGCCGGCTGCGGATGATGGCCTCTTCAGTTTTGTAGTGCATCGTCATTCTCCAATATTGTTATCAACTCCGCATGTGTCGCAGGCTTCGGGCAATCATCTTTCGGCATGACGATATAGCCCTGTCTGATCTGCTCAAACCCGATGGGGCAGTAACCGTGCGGCTTCGTGCTGGGCATCCTGTAAGCCGGACAATCCGTGCATCTTTTCATTTTCGACCAACCTCCGGTTTAATATTTTTATCTCGCGGCGCAACTGTGTGTCGTCACGCGCAACCGTTATTTGTTGCTCTTTTTCGCTAATAGCGTACTCCAGAAAGGCTGAGTCGAGAATCACGATAACCGCACTCCCACAACAATGATGATCACGGTCAGCACAATGATTGTCCCGCAGATAATCGTTGCTTCCCTGACCATCTTTTTTGACTCCTCTTTGTAGCGTTTTTGGGCGCGTCTCGGGTCGTACATCATCGGCTTATCTCCCTTGCAACACCCGCCGACGACTCGGCAGGCTCATACTCTGTCCACAGGTCTCCGCGTCTACGTATGCCATCTGCAATGCGCCTGGTGGCCTCTATGTCAATCAGGGCTTGTAGGTCATGGCTTCGCTGGTAGCGTGTGCCATGGGAGCCAATTAGGTAGCCTATAGAGAGGCCGACTGCCAGCGCGATTAGATAGTTCATTTCACTAACCCCGCTGCGTATTCAATCAGCCAGACTTTGGGTGCGACAATGAGCTTCAAAAGTTTACCGCCTTCTACAAAAACGGCCACTGTTGTACAAAATATAGCTAGCCCCGATGCAATGCCAACAAGTACATGAGGACTGCTTTCGTTACCGTATCTGTCCCACCAGAAATTTGGTTCGTAGCGTTCGGTTATGTAGCTATCGTTTATCACTGTTTTTGGCTTTGCCGCTCTCGCTTTCAGCAGTAATTTAATGCCGGCAGCAGACAATGAAAAAAACGCAACCAGTGTTGACGCACTTGTCACGATGTTAAAAGCAATCAACTGCTCAATCACCTCTGGCATTTGCTCTGCACCAAACGAATACGCAGACTGTGCTACACCGGTCATGGATTCAAGCACTTTCACTATTGCTTGTTGTAGTTCTTCGTTCATCACTCACCTCCCTTGCCTGCTGATACAGGCTTCGCTGCCGGCCTTCCGAATTCACGCCGGATTGCAGCGCATCTTTTTGAGCACGACAATCCCCATCCGCGCTTGATATCTGCCTCACGCGCTGAGTACTCAGATCCGCAGTGACAGCGCACTCGAACCCGTGCACCGCGAATTTCATGCTTTCTTTTTACTGGAGCAAGCCTCGCCGGGATCGCCCCGATGCGCTTCCGCGACCTTTCCGCCAGCGCTTCGTCAAACGTATCAACCCAGTCGCTGAACACTGATTCCGTGTGCGTATCTCTTGCTGTCTCCATTGCAGCGACCGCGTATCGCCTGGCGTTTCTGATGTGCGAAGTTGTCATGTCGGTTACATTTTTGACGCCGCCGTTACGCTGCATCCACTCGCCCATAGCGAGACCCTCTTCGTAATGATCAGGCTCATCAAAGTCGATTGATTCATCCATGCCGTATCCCATCTCACTCACCTCCCTTGCCTGCTGATAGCAGTGATAATTCTTCATCAGTGCATTTTCTTTCGTGACCACAATCTTCGCAGCGCATTTTCGTGTACCTAATAGGGTAAGTGTTGGTATTACTGTACCTATGGTCAGCACCATTCAAGCAATCAGCTTTTCCAGTTTCGTAGCTAAACGATATCGCTGTTGTGTAAACAAAGCGTTTTTCGCAACTGAAACACTCCTGCTCATGCTTCTGATCTTCTTCGTAACCATACCCATTGTCATGATCTATTTCTTGCTCTGCCCCGCAGTACGGGCATTTGACATTACTCACGACCCGCCTCCTTGCCTGCTGATAGCAGGTCAAATTGGCGCTCCATTATCCTCGCCATGTCAAATCCTGTGCGAAATGCCTCGTTTACCTTGTGCCCAACAAGCTGCTCATACTCCTCAATAGTCTTGTATGCGTAGCCTTCAGGAACCACCGGCTGCGGGGTGGTGTACTTCGCAATAATGGCATTAGCAAAACCGAGCAGGTTATGCTCTGGTATAGATAAGTGTTCGACGTTCGGCCCGTGGAATTTTCCATCGTGCTGCTGTGCAAGCTGTCGCAAAGACCAAAGTGCCACCGGCTCCCCGCTTTGCAGGGCTTGGAGGGCGGCGATGGCTTTGTCAATCATTTTTCGGTCGGGAGAATAGGCAGACATGTACGGTTTTGATTTGTCCATCGCTTCTATTGCTTCTTTAATTGCGTCAATCATACCGGCTCCTCCAGAGGATCAGCTCCCCCATGTCCGTTTAGGCACGTTACCCCGGAGGGCGTTCCAAATTGAGGCTCTTTGCATACACCGCACAGCGGTGCGTCAAGCCCCGCTCGGGCTGACTTCATCAAGATTACCAACGCTTCAAGTTCTTCGACTGAGACGTAGTCTTGGCCATAGGTGAGCTTTTTCAGGCTGTACGATGTAATGCTGACCGTTGTCTGGTTGTCTCCCCAGCCATCGTGTACGCTTAAATCAACAAATATATCTGGGACTTCACCCCAAGGGTCTTTGAACACTGCCTGAAAGTCACTCATTCCCCACCTCCACAGCAACATCGTTGTTCAGTTGAAACGTATAAGCATTGCCGCCTACCCAGAGCAAGCAGATAAGCAGGCAGATAAACAGGAAAGCAGCAAACCCCGTTACCCGCCCCACTTCATCCAAGCCACGGTCAATTAGGATGCGTAGCAGGGTCAAGAGTCCCGCTATTATTAAAGCTACTGTCGATACCGCAAATAAAAATGGAATCATCTCGCCCTCCTTAAAATGGGTAGTCCACGCAGAGTAGATTCCTCAACTCCACAGGCACTTTGTCTGGGTTCTTTTTGCAATAATCGTTAGCCTTTTCCAGTGCTGTCGCAAGCTCGTTGATGCGGTGGTGTAGCTGGTTACGGTAGTCTTTCCCCGGATTGCCTTTGGCGAACAACTCCGCCCAGTGCTGCCCACGTTCCCGTAACTCAGCAGCCACAAATTCGTCACTGGGTATGTAGTCCGCCGCATGGCACAGGTCATACGCACAACGTCTCGCGGCACGTATTAGTATTTCGTAGTCCACGATCAACACTTGAAACGGGTCAACCTCTTTACGGAATAGATTTTTAATCACTTCAAAGATCATCTCGCCCTCCTGCACTCAATGCGGTGCAGTATCCACTCAATAAAATGCTGGTTATGTTTCATCTGGGTGCACCACACGCGCTATGCGGCTTGGGTAGCCCAGGATGCGGCACTTCTCCTTTACGGTGTGACATGCACCTGCGCCATCTACCCACCACATCGAATCATCAGGGGCATTGACGAACGCAGGGTTTGTCATCTCGCCATCATCGTTGTATTCACATTTAATCCACTTAGATGTCATATTGTCCCGCTGCCTCCACTGCCTTGATTGCCAGTTCTACAATTTCTTTCTGCACATTCTTGTCGAGCATGTCCCAGATAAAAGTTAAATCTACGCCGTTGCAAAAAGCGTGATCAAAATCAATTTCTGCCGGTTCTGATGGATCATAAAACGTGGCCGCAACGTACGGAGAATACGAATGGATATGGCACTCCACTTTTTCGCGGCTGTGAAGCGTTACGGTTACTATCATAGTGCTACCCTCATGTGTTGTTATGTACTACACCACTATAATTGCACTATTTAATGCACTTGTGCAACACTTTTAGATCATCAATCTTTCGCTTTATCGCTTCTTTGACTCGTCTTGCCGTGGTTGCGCTGATGGGTCGCTCACCTGTTCGCATGTAGGCAACCATGCGCTTTGACAGGCCAATCTCCAAGCCCATGCGGTGGTTGTCGTAGCCGAGTTCTGACTGGGCGTTTGTGAATTGCTGGGGGGTCATCTTTGTTGATCCTTCATCCAATCGTTAAATGCCTCGGTTGCTGCATCGCAGCCAAGTGCTACACACACAAATGCGCCCGCCTGCTGCGCTGCTAATAAATACTCTACCTGCCCATCCTGCCACGCGCTTTTGGTGTGGTCGCGCCGCTTGAGTTCGCACACAAACGCGGGGCTTGCAGGGATAACAATGTCTGCCGCGCCAGGCGTCATGCCCTGCGCCTTCTGCTGCGCTGTCTGGTAGTGCGTGCGCTTGCCTTCGTTGCGCGGGTGTATCGCCAATGCGCCCCATGTGCTCGGGTGCTCACGGCGCAGCCTTGCAAAAAACGTCACTTGCTCCGCAGACTCTGGCGGGCAATCGCCGCGATATGCCTTGTCACCGTACACTGGAATGTCATGCTGGAATTTCATCTGCGCTCCGGTTGTAACCATGTATGCGATAAAACCCGCTGTCAGGGTCTTTGCGATACGTTATCGTTGACGGCATTATTTCACCCGCTGCCGTTGCCTCACTGAACTGGTGGTAATCCGCAAGCGGTTTGCCGTGCCTTGCCTCTGGGTTGTGCCACACGCAAAACCGCCTGTACTCTGTCGTGTACTCAACGCGCAGCGTGGGCTTGCCTGCTCTGCTGATCGACGGTAGCAAGCTCCAAGATACAACACGGTCTGTTTGCAGCCTGGTCGGGTCGCGCTTTAATGCCTTAAACTCTGCAATCAACTTTTCGTTGGGGTCTACCAGTTCGCCTCTGCACCCTGCACAATAGCGCGCTGCAATGTCGTTGCCTTCTCTGCAGTGCGGACATTCTTTTTCCGTCCACCTATAAGCGCACTGGAGCAGCTTGCCAGCCGGTGCCGGGTGCAGTGCTTGGCAGCGTCTGCCAAAGTGTGCAGGCATCGCTCCGTGATCTGTTTCAACACGCTGGTTGTCTAAGTCTAAAAAGTACCCATGTTTGTCGATGCCGAACCCGTCATCATTTGGGCGTGCGCTAAACTCCTGCGCGGTGTTGCAATCTGGGCATAATACCTCAATGGCTTCTGCGCCAGTGCCGCGCATGTTGGCTCTGATAGACGGGCTAAACAGATCGCCATCAGGACAGTGGCGCTCAATGTTTTGCGCGTAGTCCAGCACAAGACAATCCTCCTTGCCGTCATCTATCCGCAGGCCGCGCCCGACAATCTGCTGCAACAGAGCAACCGACTCAGTGGCGCGCAATATGGCGATCACATCAACGTGCGGCGCGTCAAAACCCTTGGTAAGCACATCAACGTTCACAAGGTATTTGAGTTCCCGCGCCTTGAATCGCTGGATAATCCTTGCACGATCACCCTTGCTGGTCTTGCCGGTGACAAGGGCTGACAATTTGGGCGGCAGACTTGCCAGCACTTCCTCTGCGTGCTGTATCGTTGCTGCAAAAAACATGACTCCCTGCCGGTTGCGTGACTGCGCTACCACATCAGCAACAATGGCGGCGGTCTTGCGTCCGTGTCCGTGGAACGCACGATCAACATCGCCTTGATCAAATTTGCCCTGTCGGTTCAGTTCGAGGTGCAGGGTTTCATACGTGTCGGTATTTATCCCGCCGATAACGGGAGGCGTCAAGTATTTGTTTTGTATTAGCTCATACGCGCTGATCGTGTAAACGCGCTTTGCAAAGTATGGGTCACGGCATGACTGCTCACCCATTGGCCTGCCGGTTTCATCTAACGCATAAATATACCCGCTGCCAAGACGGTAAGGCGTTGCAGATAAGCCTATAACCCGCAGGTTTGGGCTATGCTGGCGCATCTGCTCAATGATGTGCTGAATTGTTGGTGTCATCCCGTGGGCTTCGTCAACGATCACGGCGCAAAACTTCTCACCAAAGCGGCGCACTTTGTTTTTGACTGTGCCAGGCGTTCCGAACACAACAGGCCATCGCAGGCAAGTGCCGCCGGCTGACGCGCTAAATATGCTAGCTGGGTTTCCCGTTGCCAGATACTTTTCTCGGTTCTGCGTTACCAGTTCCGCGCTTGGTGCAAGGCACAGGATGTGCTTGCCCTTGCTGATCTGGTGTAGGTGTCCCGCCAGTGCTGCGATCAGGTGCGACTTTCCAGCGCCTGTCGGGGCTTCCACCAGACACGGCTCAACAGACTGGCGCACCCATAAGAGTGCGGCGTCTACGGCGGCTTGTTGGTAGGGGCGCAGCACTTACGACAGCCTCCAGTAGCTAGTAGGCTTGCCGCGCCACTTAGACAGGTCGGCATTGGGCGCTAATTCCTGCAATGCTTTGGCATACGACACCGCGCCTTCGCGCTCCACTTGCGTCAGCTTGCGCCCGCACACCTCGGCGTCACGTTCACCGGCAAGGCGTACAATCTCTGCCAGCACTTCCTTTTTGCGCTCGGTGGCTTTGTCGATAGCGTCAGACAGGTCATTGTACTCATCAATCAACTGCTGCGCTTTGGCAGACTCAATCACTTCGCGTCTCGGCTGCAAGTGCTCTTTGTTGTCGATCTCTGCAAGATAGCGATCATAAAACGCTTTCAGTATTGGCAGTGCCGCAGCAAACCATTCATCATCAAACACAACCTCAACCGCTTCTGTATTGTGCACTGCCCATTGGTAAAACCAGCAGCGGCGCTTGCCTGTGCAGGCCATCTCAACTTGCATCTGCGCGTAGTAGTGCTGCTGATCTTCAAGCGGCTTAAACTCGCCCGACTCGCGCTTACCATACGGGCATTTAATCTCTATCAATGCGCCATCACTGACAAACCCGTCAGGGGTTGCGCCGAGCCAGGTGTGTTCGGGATGAATATAAAATTCATCATTTGCGCGCACTGTAAGGCCGGTCTCCATCTGGAAATCTGTGAGCGCGCCATCTTCGTGGAACTTCCCGTACTCGGTCGCCACGTTGCCGGTAAACTCTGGCTCTGCTTTGTGGTAGTCTCGCACCATGCGGCGCAGTACATCATCTGCATTCATAAACGGGGACAGGCCGAGTATTGCGCCGACTGCGCTACCTGTGACCCTGCCGGTTCTTTTTTCGCTTAACATGTTGTCATCCTATGGGAATGCGCCATCCTTGGCGCGGTGATCAAAAAGGAATATCTTCGTCGTTTATGGCCGGCACTTGTTGCGGTGCCGGAGCTTGTGCAGAAGCAGCCGCCTGCTTCGGCGCTACCGCTGACACCCAGTTCCCGCGCTTCTTGCCGCTGCCGTCAGTGGCGTCAACTTCCCACACTTGCAGCTTGAGCAGCATGGGCTTGTTCACAAGGCACTTAGTTAAAAGTGCGTTGTCCGGCTGCTTGCCAGAGGCCACCAACTGCCCGCCAGCGTTTGCGTCAATCGCTGCCAACATGCGCTTGGCTTTGTCTGCCTTTTTTGCGTCCTTATCAAACACGCGGATTTTCTGGAATATCTTGCGGTTTGCGTACTCCTTTGGCGCAAGCACTGTCCAGCGCAGACTGATATACTCCTCAAACTGATAATCATCCAGCTTGGCTTCGTCCGGCGCTGCAAGCACTGTTGTGTTTGCCGGTATCGGCTCAATGTCGCCGCCGCCTGATTCAAAATTGCCGGTGGCGTCTACTGCCTTGTTGTCGCTCAGGTTCCAAAATGACATAGCGTTATGCTCCTGCTTTCAAAGATGGGATAAAATCAACCAGTGGGTTTTTACCTTGTTCAACGTGCAGCGGCTCGTTGATGCCGTAGCGGTTCTTGCTGACGTTGCTTGCAGTGGCGTGACAGACCAGCACGCGGGTTCCGTCACTGATGGCCTTTTTGCGGTCGCCATCGCCTGTTGTAAAGGTTTCCAGCTTCAGAAACCCTACTACGTCAGAGTCGTCAACGTATGGCGCTACCGACTTTTTACCCAAACGCAGGTTGTAGCGGGTGTACGGGTCCTGGTCGGGCAGCTCAAT